ATCATAGGTTTCTGCTACAGTAGTAACAACATCACTAACATCTGTAAATACTGCGCCTGAAACATTACCAACAGTTTTTACAGTTGTATCTACAGTAGTTAAAGCTATATCTTTTCCGCCTTCTATAACAGACCCAACTGTTGCACATGAGGTAACAAAGAACCCAACACCCAACAAATATATAAAAAATTTCATCTTTTTCTCCTAAAAAAGGGGGTGGCTCAAAAAGAACCACCCACAAAAGCATACTTAGTATGCAACATCCAATCTAATGACACCAAAGTCTTCAGTGCTACTGTTGTAATCACTGTTGTACTTAGGCTTCTTAAGACCGAAGATTTTACCAATAGATATACCGTTTTGGTTCCCGTAGTCGAAAGAATCTTCAACTATTTCAGGAAGCGCTATATCAGCCATCGCAAGGGCTTGAGCTCCACAGAATAAACAAGCAGAACCGTTGATGTCAGCATCAGCGCCCCATTTGTATCCAGCAGAACCGGCATTTGAAGATGTTCCAGTAGTTGCATTCGCTGTATTGAATACATGTCTGAACTCATGGATCATAACACCATCAACCATTAGACTTGAAGTGCCAGAGAACAAGCTATTGCCTGGTCCTCTAACTCCAGCATTTCTGACATTAGCCAAAAAGTCTGAATCAAGTTTAAGGTCTGCCATTACTTGAGGCGATACAAACATATGATACACCTCTTCATTGCCTTCACCTCTGATACCACGGATGTAGTTATCTTTAGCATAGGCTTTTAACGCTACAATAGCTTCATAAGTTATTGTGTCAGCTGCTACTACAGCAGTTACATCACCAGCAACAAGTTTGCTAGTAGCGTCCCATCTTCTATGTCTATTAGAAGTTGGTGCAGTTACATCACCTCCAAAAGCAAGGTCACCAAGATTTTGTCCTGAAGTCAGAACGGGTCTTAATGCACCACTATTTTTGATGGTGTAAGAAATACCAGAAAGCGTTAAGAACGCTAATTGGTCAATACGATCTGCCATTGCATAAGCAAGTGCGTCACGTGAGTGCTCACGAAAGTTGACAACTGATTTTTGATCAGCAAGACGACCTGAAAGTCTGTTTGCAAATCTCAATTGATCAAGTTGTACAACAATGTCGTAGGCTCTTAATGATTCTTCATTCCCTTCGAGGGTGTTGTCTCCAACGATACCGTCACCAGTCATATCGGCAAGAAGTGTTAAAACTGCTCTTGCTCCTTTTTCTGATTGGGTAAGTTCAGATATTCTCTGAACCATAGCGTTAGCGCCGCTTCCCGCGAATTGGTTAATGAAGGACATATTACGAGCTACTTTCCAAAAATCTTTCGACCAGATAGTAAGCTGTTCACTGGTCAAAGATGAGAAATTAGTATTAGCCATGTGGCTATCCTCCTTCAATTTATAATTTAACCAGTTGCTTTTTTGGGTGCAACCGTTCCCGTGTACCCTATATCGTCAGGGGAACGTTTTCATTGTTTTTACGAAAATGATTTCGGTTAGTTTTACACCTTAACGGGTGAATGCGTTTATTACCGGAACGACCCGCAGCTATTTATCGTAATAGCCGACGAACTATATTTATGATAACTTATAGTTTAACCAAAGTCACCACGCATCCTCCTAAGAGTTTCTTCTGGCAATGCATTGAACTCTTGATCAGATAGCTTATTAATATCAATAGAGTTAGAAGGTTTATTAGCTGTACTTTCACCTTGCAATGCAGGGGGTTGAGAATCAGCTGCTTCTAACTTCTTACTAACTTTTTGTTTATTCTTTAATTCTTGTGTTTTTTTAACAGTATTTGTACTAGGCTGTTCAGAAGCTAACAACTCCGGTTTTTTAGCTGCCAAAGTGTACTCTACACCCCTAGCCAGCGCATCCCCAGGTGTATAACCCTGTGCAATAAAGGCATCCCGCAAAGATAAAACTTCACCCTGCAACTCTTCATCAAAATTTGCACTATTTTCATCTAGAACAGGAAACTGCTCTTGAATCTCTAGCGCTTTTTGCTGTAATTCGGTCATCTCTTGGCTTTGTTGCACTGTTTGCCCCATTTTTGCCTCTAATTCACTCATAAAATGAGCTCTTTCTGCGTTTCTAATCTCTTCACGCATCTCTGTGGCTTTTTGGGACTCCCCATCAAGCACTAATTGCTGATATTCTGATTCTTTTGCAGTAAAATCAAAATCTGGGACCTGTGCTTTTTTAGCTTCTTCTGCTTTAGCAAAGTCATCTAATTGCTTTTTCAATGCTTTTTGCTTAACTAATACTTCATCAAGTCTAGATTTAGGGACCATAGGTTGTTTTTTATTTACCTCTGGTTCGGGTTGGTCTTCATCGCTTCCTTCAGTTGACTGAAGATCTGGTTGTGGAGCAGCTTCGCTGTTTTCATCCACTCCTTCTTCGCCATCAACTTCTGGCTCTGGGCTTCCTTCTTCTTTATCTTCTGTTTTTGAACCTTCTTCAGGAGCCTCTTCTTCTGAAGGGGTGTCATTCTCTTCTTTGACTTCTTCATTTGTTGGTTCCTCCTCGCCCCCAAAATTTAAATCAACTTCAAATTTTTGCGGGACCTCAGATTGTGCGTCTGCCCCCGGCATTTTATCCAAGACTACATCTTCTTGTGTATTCTCTTTAGCTTTCGCTTTTTTACTCTTAGCCATTCTTATGTACCTCCTGTAGGTTTTTTCATAGCAGCCGTTGCAATTTTTGCCGCGGCTGCGGTTTCTGTTTGGCCCTTACGAACCTCATTAGTCATCCCCGCTAATCTCTCTCGTAAAGCAAGTTCTTCTTGCTTCATCTGTATTTTACCCTGTAATTCAGCAACTTTAATTTGTGGATCTTGCGAAGTCTCCTGTGCTTTTGCTTGGTTAAGCTGTGCTTCAGATTGTAACCTCATAACCTCGGCTTCCATCTTAGCGACCTCTAACTGCATAGCTTGGATTTCGATTTGTGCTTTAAAGTTCTCAACTTTTTGCTGTTCCGGAGTTGGTGGTTCTACACCCTGCATAATTCTAATACGTTGCGCAATATCTGCTTTACGTGCTAAATGTGAATACTCAACAATCATATCATCTGGTATTGGCACACCAGCACCCCTAAGTTCTAATGCTTCAGCAAACTGAAGCTCATCAAAATTCTCTCTTGTTGGAGCAGTATCTACAATTACATCATACTCCCCCACTGTTAAGTCATTAATAATAGTACCTTCTGGTGTCATTTTATTAACCGACACAGGAAGAGTAGGTTTATAAGGATCCTGCTCGTCTGTAATTTGAATTATCCTTTCTTCAGTATAATAACTTTGAACTAAATTTAAAACCTTCTCCGCCAAATATTTTCTCGTCTTAATTAAATTGTCTAGGGGCACTTGAATCATTAGTGATCCCCTATTTTGTTTTGCTTGAATAGCAACTCCAGAAACTTCTGGGCTATCCGTTCCTAACATAGCATCACTAATACCACTAATTTGTTTTATATTTGTAGCGGCTTTCTGACTTATCCTATCTAGGCCGGTGGGAATCTGGTTTGGGGGGATCTTGCTAGGGGGTTGTGATCCACGGTTGTACTCAAGTACTAAACCAGTTTCCGCACCGTGTTCTTCTAAATCATCTGCTGTAAGTCCACTTAGGGACCCTGTCTCTACTACCCAACCACTATTGGCAGTTGTGTTTACAATGTGAAGCTCTTGAGATGAAATTTTATTTAACTGTTCTTGGGGGGATAATAAATTCCGCACCATGCCAAAAGGTTTTCCTCTTCTAAAATAGGGAAAGTAAGGAACGAGAGTAAAATGGTCATAAGGCGACCAATCATCATGGAGTACAACAACATCTGCCGTAACCGTCCAACGTACTTTCCTAACTTTTTTGTTGACTATATATAGACCCCAAGTATCAGCAAAATCTTCTTTCTTCTTTTTGGTCCACTGATAAGGCACTGGTCGTTCATCACCAGTAACAGGATCAACATAAAACATACAGTCTTTTAACCTATAATATTGTCTTTCTATAACCCTTATGGAACGTAATGTTTTGGCTTCGTCTGGATCTTTTGGATAAGTACTGGAAAATTCACCAGAGTGGGTGTCCCCATATCTTTCTTCTTCATACTCTACTGAATCGGCCCCTAATGTAGAACCTACTTCAGCAATGACCCTTAACTTATCAGCTTTATCTTGCCCGTACTGCTCTTCTATTTGTTCTATGCTCATCCATTTAGTTTCAAAAATCTCATTCCAAGTTTTTGGGTCATATTCTTTGGCATCAGGATCAATAATAATATCCAAAGGATCCTTACTTGTGATTCTTACTTCTCCATGTACATGGTCTGAAAAATCAATACGGACATCAAACCAACCTCTATCTTGAATTAAGCCATCCGAAAATGCCTGTGACTCTACCCACTCTAATTTATTATTATCTGAAATTTGCATGAATACTTTTGTTAATACATCAGCAATTTCTTGCATACCGGAACCACGGGGTTTAAATCTTATATCTGCTCTACGAGTACTTTGTTCTCCAATAACAGTGTTTACTGTTGGTAAAATTGTGTTGATTGTTAAAGCAGGTCGCCCCTGATCATCTAGTGCCGCAACATCAGCTGCGTCCCACTGTTCACCACGATAATAAGCATCGCATCGTTTTGCTATTTCTATATAGTCAAGGTGGCCATTATCACGCGCTCGTTTGTAAGCTTCCCATTGCTGCTTTGCAAGGTTTGCCTCATCAGCTGCATTAAGCTTTTTTTTCTTCTTTTTATATTCTGCCATTAAGCGCTCATTGATGATTTGTGTTTAACACTTTTTGTTATATATTTTAACCTGTCTCTCCAAGACGGAACATGCTCAGGCCGTTCATAAAAGGTAGCAAATTCTGTCATCATTAAACCAATCCACGCCAAAGCATCTACCTGGTCATCATGTGTTCCATTTGGAAAACGTAATAGTTCTGCGACCAAAGGCCCTGCCCAAATAGCGTCTTTCGGAAAGTATACCATACCTTGTTGCATTCTACCTTGGATTGCTCTCGCACGTAACTCTTTATCTCGTCTACCAACTTTTAAGTCTTTAAAATAGGCTTCATTAAGGCCACGTTCGCGTGTTCTTTTTTCTAGGAAGGGTCCTAACGCCATCTCAATATGTCCCCTTTCTATCCCTACTATACCAGGGCGCCACTGTTCATAAAGATCTAAAATCTTCTCTACTAATTCAAAACCGTCATATTTCCCACGCACAACATCAACAACATAGAGCTGGTCCTGTTCATCCACTCCGACTACAATCCCAACGGAATAATCATTTCTGTCCCTTTGTCCAATAGCAAGGTCCCATGCGCAATAATATTTTAACTTATCATATTCTATTTCATCCGGTTCATAATAGCGAACCATATCTCTAGAAAAATAATCCCCTTCGTCTGACACCGGATTCTGTTGATACAATGCAGACCAGTCTCGAGGGCCAATAGCTTTTTGAATTTGAGCAAGATTATCTAAGTTATACCGCTCTGGGTGAAGAGCTTCTCCTTCTTTTCTATAAGTCTCATCTACTTCAGCAACAGCCGGATATTTAACTACTTCCCATTCATCTGCACCTGCCTCTGTCATTCGCAACAGCCTACCTGCAAGATCATCATCGTGCCACCTAGTTAAAATAACTAAGATCCCGCCACCTGGGGACAGCCTTGTATAAGCTGTAGAAGTATACCAATCCCAAGTTAATTCACGGTTGTTTTCTGACTCTGCATCTTCTCTGTTTTTTACTGGGTCATCAATCAACAAAACATGTGCTCCTTTACCTGTAATACCACCGCCAACACCCGCAGCCACATAACCACCACCTTTTTCCGTTTGCCATGATTCT